ATTAGTACCACTTATTTCTATCCTTTTTCCAACCCTAATATTTTTTGGTGGTGGAATTTGTATAGGACCTTTACCATCAAGAAATTTTACAGGTTGGGTATTTTCCCTCTCATATTGTCTTAAAGCCACATTTTTAGGGTAACTAAGGTCTAATAACGAAAATTTAGTATCAGTTACACCTTCAATAAAATATTTCTCTGGGGACGGTAAAAAATGGTTTTTAACTTCCTCAAAAGTTGATATGTTGGTAGTATTTGTTATATAATTTTTGGTTGGTTTACCTGTTATAAATAACTCATTATCAGTTAACGTAGCTTCAATTTGTGCAATTTTATCGCTTGATTCATAATGGTATGGTAAAACAAAAGATCCGTTTGGGTCAATTTTTGACTCAAGGTACAGGTTAATAACCCTATCTTTATCGTTTATTAAAATTGTTGTCATTATTTTATGTCAATATTAATTGGTATGCTTAATTTTTCTATTGCTGAGGTCTCGTTATTTAATTCACTGTAATTAATAACTAACGTACCTTTTATGTTCATCTCCTTAATAATACCAGAGTAAAATAAACCTAGTTTACCAAAAACCAGATCAAGCGATATTACCATTTCTTCATCATATGATATTTTCTTTGATCCAGTACTGGCTGTTAAAGCAAATGTTTGTTCTTTAAATGAAGGGTCAGTTGTTAATTTTTGTGTAAGATTTTGTGAATTATATTCACTACCTGGACCAGAAATATTTTTAGGTGGGTTAATTTGTTTTTCCAAAACACTCATGTTAGCAAAAATCCTTTGGTATAATTTATCGTAAATATCTTGATTAAAAGTTTGTGGTTCACCCCCAACCTTTAACTTATATTGTTCAAAAGCTTCATTATATAATGTATCAAGATAACTAAAAGTTTTTTTACTAGCTATTTTTGGTAAGACATGTGTTTCTGTATATGTATCGGTACCTGTTGGGTAATTTTGAACCATATATGATAACGTACCTGTATTTGATAAATCAACGCTCTCTTCGTTTGATGTAAATTTAACGTTTTCTAGTAAAAGACTTTCAATTAAAAACCCTTTGTCCTTGTTTACATTTTTTAATATAATCGATTCTATTCTTTTTTTAGACCCTTTTATATCCGTAACACCAGACTTTACATCTCTTATATTTAATAAACCTATTGTTTTTACATCAATATTATTTGCTAGTTCAAGAAAATACCCATAATAATTACCATAGGCAACAAAAGTTGTTACAACGAAGGTATAATATCCATAATCATAATCATAAACCCACTCACTTTTTGTTTGTATTGATATGTCAATAGCTTCCTGTTCATTTATAACACCTTCTTTTGCTGTAAGATATTTTGTGTCGGTTAAATAGTACGGACCAGTGATTTTATTTTTAAAAGGTAGTATGTCTGTATACACTGGAACAGTTTGTGTCGTTGTTGTGTTTGTTGGTTGTGTATTTCTAACAAAAAACTTTGACCAATAATCATCATAAGCAAATTCATATAAATCAATTTTATCAACTTCTATATCAAAATTACCTGTTGTATTGTTTAAATCAAAAATTTTATATTTTTTATTTGTGTAATCTAATTCATATTTTAAATATAAATCTTTTTGATCAAAAATTTCAACATCTTGTAACCATTTTTTTCTGTTATTACTTTTTCCTGATGGGATAAATTGTATTTTCTTACCACTTAAAGCATCCCAAAAATAAAATTTAGCGTAAAAATCAGATTTAATGTATTTTTTTAGGAAGAAAAAAGAATACCCGTCAATACCTTCTGATAAATTAAAAACTGGTCTTTTTTGTGTAATACCTTCACTTGTAACCGATTCTGTTAAATTACCAAGTTCATCATAAACGTTATACGTTCTTGTCTCCCTTTTTTCTTTAAAAAGGTATCTATCCGAAACATATACTGGTATTGTTGTTATCTTTTTTTGTTTTTCAACCTCATAGGTATCGTATATTTCAATGATCAAAAAAGAATTATAAGTATATGTTTTATTATTAAAACCATATCTCAAATCAACCCAAACATCTTTTTTTTCCCAAAAAGGAAAAGTAAATGTGTTATAAAAATGTGGGTACCCTGGTTTTGCTGGATAATTTTTTCTTATCTCAACAAATGGGTCCACAACAACATATGGTTTATTATCTTTTATTTCATTTCTAGTTAACTCAAGTGTACCCTCAAATTGTGGAGACATTAAATCATAATTATCTCTTATTTCAAATAGCTCACTTTTAACGTTTGTTTTTATTGAAAGGGCTTTGTTGCTGTAATCATTAAAAGCTGGTTCAATGTAATTTTTTATTTGATTAATTTCATCTTTTAAAAGATATCTTAAAAAAAATATATCAAACTCAACATTATTATTAGCATGTTTATATTCAATTGATTCAAAATCAATAACACTATTAATATTAGTTAATGATTCAATGTCTAATATATTTTGAAATACAAAATCAGTATCAGAAGCGTTATCTTCTGCGGAAACAAATAAATTTGTTATTAACGATGTGTTTGCTTTAAAAGGTTTTTTTAACATTTCTTATCAGTATAAGTTTGGAACGAGTCATTATTAGTATCGTCATTATTATCACCAAATAAATCATCAGTAACATTTCTTATGTAGTCAACGGTAACGTTAACTGAATCAATGTTTGTTATATCATTAACATTTAAAGCATATTTTGTGGTTTTATTTTTTTCACTTAAAACATGAAAATTTAACCTTTGATAAGCGTACCTACTACCGTTTAAAAACGGGAAATCTAATAAATTACCCTCATCATCAGAAAAACCTAAATCTAATATGTCTCTCCAAATAAATTTATCATTTTTTCTACTATAGACAGCGTATGTTGGTATAAATCTATTTGATGTAGAATCCTCTACATATGTCGATTTTAATCTTAATTTTATCTCATAGAATGGCTGGTATTTGAATATGACGTTATTATGAAAAAAATTATGCATTACTGGTGATATTAACGTTTCGGTTAATAACTCTGAAGAATATTCACAAATACCGTAATCTAAAATATTATTTAAATCTGGTTTATCAGAAACGTCAGATGTTGATCTTTCGGCAACTGTTTTTATACCTTCACCAGTGTTTGTGTAATCGATTAAATAATTAAAATTAGATTCAACAGCTTCAAACACATTTGTTTTTGTTGGTCCATTTTTTATGATACCGAGATAACATTCAGTCATCGGTTCATTTTTATTATCATACAAACCATTGATATCTAAATCATCGGTAAAATAATAATTAATTAACTCGTTATTAAAAAGGTTATTAGAAAAACCGCATTGGTCAAGGTCATCCGCTATTTTAACAATTTTTACTTGTTTAACATAATACTCTAATACTTCATTGTCAACAACTTTAGATAAAAAGAATTTCGGTTCTATTAAATCATACGGTGCTGGCCTTGGTTTTTTTAGGGCGCTTAATAATGTTGTGTTATCGGTTGTTTGTACGTTTCTTATAACACCTGTGTAAGTGTTTGGTGGTGTGGTTGTTTGAACACCCATTAAAGTTGCTGGATTATTAATATTGGGTAATGATTGTTTTTCTGATAACGCTGTTTCGTAAAAACGAATACTTGACATAGGGTAATCTATTGTAATTTTATTACCATTAACATTTAAAATGTTATAAGCACCACTTGCTAATTTAAGCGTGTCTTCACTTTTTATATAAACAGTATCACCAACTAAAAAATTATGTTTAAAATGTAATAAAAAAGAAGCTTTTTTATCGGACATTTTAGGGTTTGGGTGCATTATACTGGCTGGTAAACCCTTTGAGAAATCAATATTAAATATTTTACTTGCATTGTCTTTTGCTGAGGTATATTTTATTGCATACTCTTTTTTACCTTTTGCGGAGTTAAATTTAACTGGTATCGCTAAAACAACAGACCAATTATTTTTATTAAAAGCTAAAATGTTTTTATCAACATTTATTTTTACACCTTTATATTGTACTTCTTTTGATAGAATAGGTGATATTGTACCATAAACTTTATATTTTAGGTTTTCATTTTTTTCCTTAACAAACTGATCATCCTGTGATATGTTAGTAAATAAATTATATTCATTTCTAACCATAGCAGGTTGTTCCAGTATAATTCTAGATTTTAACGTTTCATTGGTCGCACCAAAAAACTTTTTTGACCCTAATACTTCAACGATATCACCCATTGTTTGTGAAATAATTTTTTTCTACTGATCTTAACCCATTTGCACCATCCCAATAACCAAAATAATAATAATTCCCTTTGTATCTATTTGATACATCTGGATTAAATGTTGTTGGGGCCGCATTACCAGTATAAAAACCGTATGAGGTATAAACCTTATTATCTATCAATTCTTTTAATTCATCTGTAATATCATATATCGATGTTTCTAGAACAGGGAATTGATTTTGAAAATCTGTTGAGGATATAAATGGGCCAAATGTTACGTTAGGACTATACGCTTGTGTGAATCTTCTGTGTACACCAGCATCATTTGTTGTTGCTTCATTACTTTTAGCTAATTCAACAGCAAATAAACTTAAATTTAAAGGACCGTCTGAATTATCACCATAATTATAAGTTCTACTATCTCCATAGAAATTTTCACCAGTATTGTAATCTAAAAAGTCGTTACCATTAAATATTTCACTAAACACTTTACCTTGGTTTAAACCAAATAAACCAGAACCAATACCAGTGTGGTATTCATATTCTTTAACCTTTTCACCATAAGAATTAGTTGGTGGTATCCATAATAAATTTAACACGTTTTTAGGGAAGATTATGGCTGGGTCATAATCTTTATCGTAATTTTCATTTGTGTAATCAATCTTATTATAATCAAAACCAGGTGCTACATCAATAAGATATCTTGGTACCAAAGCTGAACCAATTATTTCAACAACATCAACATATATAGCTTCTTCCCTACTCACAGGGAAATTCCATTCAATATCTTTATTAATGTTTGTTGATGGGAAATATGTCAATTCACTACCAACATATGAAACGTTATCATGCCTATGTTTATTATACCTAGTTTTTAATGTATAAAATTTTCGTTTTTTATTGATTAAATCATATTCAAACAAACCGTTTTTGGTACCTTCCCATCCACCAGTCAATGGTTCCCCAGCTCTTGATGCTGGTATTCTTATACCTGGTGTTGGGGTTAATGTGAATCCACCCCAAGGTATTCTAGTTTGGAAAGATTCTCCGTTTTCATATAACTCAAAAGCGTAATAACCTTTTGTTGGTATACTATTTTTAGTATCATCGGTTGGTACCAGATCACCAAATTGAGTTAATTTATAATAATCCATATACATAGGTAATGAAACCCTGAATATACCTGTACCAGCTTCTGCTTTAAAAGCACCAACCCTAACCCTACTACCTGGTGTTAGTTTATCGTCTAATCTATAAACAACAACCACCATGTTATCAAGAGGCCAAATCTCACATGTATCACGATTTAATGATTTATCAAAACCAAAAACTTCTAACTGTTTTTCATCAAAAAGAGTAAAATTATAATCTTGATTTATGTGATAACCAGCACTTGGGCTTCCAACCCAACCAAAAAATATTGCAGTTGGTGTGTAATTGTAATTAACTTTGAAATCGCATCTTGTAATACCAACATCGTGTTCAACATCATCACCCCAACAAGGTGATACATTAATTTGTTTTACCTCATTAAAGATATTAGGCATCTCATTAATGTTTGTTTTTACCTCAACATTAAAAGTACCGTCTTTTTGGTAAATGTAATTTGGTATTTGATTTATATCTGATGAATTTGCTGTACCCGTTGCTGTGGCTATAGCTTGTATGCTTGTATATTGTGTTGTTGTTTCAACCAAATCATTAGCAGATAACTCAAAACTTTTTGTATCAAAAAGATCAAAATCCATCATAATGTTATGTGATCCAACAGGTATACCAAATATCATATAATCCCCAGAATCATTTGTTACTGCGGTATACTTATAGTATTTTTCCATTATCTCAACATATTGTGGATAATGAACAAAATCGTTTGTGTTTGGTAAATTACCCACAGCTCTGTGACTTGGGTTTTGATTTCTATTTCTAGGTAATAAATTATATCTAACTCCGTTAGGGAATTGATCATTAACCGTTTCAAATGGGTATAATTCAGTTATTTCTGGTCTAAGTTTGTCATCAGCTGTTATAGGTACAAATATTGATACCCTAGCGTTTTGCAAACCATAGCCATTTGTTGTCTGAACCCTACCTACAATAACCCCAAAATCAGATGATGATTTTCTATAAACATCTGTACTAGATATCTTTAAACTTAAAACCTCTAGATTATCAAAATCGTCTTCTAAGTTTACTTGTATCCTTTCATTTGTTTGGTTATCATTTAAAACTATTCTAATGTTTTTTTCCATAATTAACTAATTCCTGTTGCGATAACTGGTATCACTTTTATATCAACATCACTGTTTCTAATATTTAACATTTGATACTCATCAACAATGATATAATTATTTGTTATATCGATTTCACCAGTTGCGGAATCAATTAAAGATTGACTTGTTGTGTTAGTTGAATAACCAACTCCTGTTTTATTGAAAGCCTTAACATAGTTTACATTTAAAACACCATCAACCTGTGTAATTTTTTTGATCATTTCACCAACACTGTAACTCTTACCCAATTGTTTTTTGTTATCCAAAAATTCGTTTTTAACGATTGTTGCTATGTTTGATACGGACGATATTTGTTGACCGTTTTCAACCAATACACCTATCTCAAAACCTAAATCAATAATTTCAGCTGGTTTAACAACAACATAATCATTTATCATTCTAAATTTTGATAAATACGCTGCTATATTTTCCATTAATAAAGATGTAACAGTGTTCGATATATCACCATTAGCGTCATACGATAAAACACCTATCTCAATTTTATTTTGTTTTTGCATTATACTTGTTTTTGCAGGTGTACCAAATTTACTTGGCATGCTTAACAATAAAACTTTATAGTCATTTAATGTTACAGCTCTATTTTGCGCTGCAAAGTTATAACCAATATAATTTCTCAACTCCTCAATAGTTGGTTCATCTGAACCACCAACAGCTGGGGTTGTATTTTTTACAACTATTGAAGCTTGTACTGTTGAATTAACCGCATTATCAGGGCCATTTATATTTGCAGTCAACTTACTGATGGTTGTTATTGTACCAGGGCCAGCGTTTGTACCAACACCACCCCCAATTCTATATTTAACAAATATTGTTGTATTTGCTATTGGTGCCATACCCAAACTACCGTTTCTTAAAAAACTTTTAAGGTCAAACGTACCACCGTCTAAGAAATCATCTAAAATATCAAAAGATGAATCTGTTTGAGCGCCAAACGTTACTGTACAAAAACCTTTTGGTGTAAATTCGGTGATGTATCTTTTATCAATTTTTTGGTAGACCCCTTTAGCAATACCATTTACCCTAGGAGAATTTGTATCCTCAACAAAAACACTATCTTCAGCCAATGAAGGTACCTCATACCATTTATTTGGGCTATTAATAAACTCACTATCAGTTGGTGTTGTAGTAAATGTTGTACCAGCTTTATGGATTATTGATTCAACAGATAAAACATTGTTTTCTGGTAAAACTATTTTATAAAAAGGTGTTGAGTTGACAAATGTTTGATTAAAAACTTTTGTTGTACCAGCTATAACAATACCAGTTTTTGTTACTGAATAACCACTAATTTTGTTATTAATAAAAATAGGTCTTTTCGTTCTATCAACATTACCAGAACTATTAGTCGCTGAACTAAAATCAACATCATATAATAATTCATATGTGTTTTCACCATTTGATACTTGTGTACCAGATTTAATAATAGGTAGGTATCTAATGTCTTCTTGATCACCATAAACAGGTACCTGAGCTGTAAATTCCACAACAGCTACGGCAGACGACTTTGTAGGCAATTTAAG